TCTAAAGAAGAAGGAACCAGCAATATCTCCAAACGTATCACCATACAGTCTTATGTCAGAAACAGTTGCTTGTGCACCACTTGTTGCACCAAGAAGAACCATTCCCTTTGAAATAAAACCACTATATCTTCCGACAACTTCATCACTTAAAGACTCTACGTCAATATTCAATACAGTTGCAGAGGCAGAATATGAAGAAGGAAGGTTATTTTCTCTCTTATATGGGTTCAGTGAATATGTTGTAGTTGGGTTAGAACCAGGTCCAGTCTTATGGTTTGGTTGAACCACTCTTGCAGAGAACAGTTGTCTAGAACCAACATATCCTCTTACAGTTTCACCAATACTGAATGTTCCAGAGTTCATTGAAATTTCAATGAGTTTAGGAATGATGTCAAGACCTTTACTACCATCAAAGAATGAGTAATGTCTTGTGAGAGGTCTTAAACCAGTTGCATGGAACGTAACGTTTCTAGATCTGATATGTGTATCTGGTCTACGTGCTGTTCTGATGGTCTCAATGTAAGAACCATTAAAGTCTCCAGTAATTCTTCTGGTGCCACCACTGATGTAGATATTTCTTACCCACTGGTCAGATGCTGGTTGAAGGTTGATTCTACCTTCAAAAGAAATCATGTTAAATGGGTTTACATTTTCAACTCTTGATGCAAGAGGTTGTGTGATCCACTCTTTTTCAGAATACTTGAGAGTAATAAGGTCACCAGTCTTCTGAACATTACTATCAAGAAGTTCTAAGTTATCTGAGAAGTCTGCAGTGTTTGTATCAATAGATGGATTTAATGCAAGTTCTGGTTTGAGAGAATACCAGTCAATAGGTGTGATAAGTTGTCTGTTTGCGGTATCAACGTCTGATAATGTTTCACCACCATCAAGTCTTGCAGTATCTTTGAAGTCATCAACAAAGAAACCACTCTTGAATCTATCCAGACCATCAGCATCTCTTACTTGGAAGGTCTTAGTGTCAACTTCAAGTAAAGACAGACTTGTTACTTCTTCAAGAGTTTCAATTCTATCTTCAAGTGCACCAATATCACGCATTGTATATCTTCTATTGTCAACTGTCGTTACGACAGCATCATTTACGTCATAGAGATATGCAGGAAGTTCAATCGTTGCTAAGTTCATAGCAGTTGGATCATTCTCTGGTGCTACTGGGTTAATAGCAGGAACACCTTTGAGAACTGTGAACAAACCACCGCTGACTTGACTATCAAACTCAGTTGTTTTATTTGGAATAAGAACAACTCTATCAATTCTTGGAAGATAGAAGTCATATCCCAAAGTAGAACTTTCAAGAGGAGCTACAACTAAAGTTGGATTAGTACCAGTTGCTGAGAAGTCTCTATTATTGAAGAAGAATGGTGTAGCAGTTGTTGAGGTAAACGGTTCAACTCTTGGTCTAAAGTCGAGAGTATCGGATAATCTTGTACCATCAGCAAGATGTGGAATATCATCTTTAAATCTATCAGCACCATATGAGTTTACAGTGTAAACATCACCATTATCATTCGATGGAACATTAAATCTGTTAAAGATAATAAGAAGTTGTCTAGAAGGAGTATATCCTCTTCTCTTAACTATTCTTGAGTAGTCATAGAATTGTTCTCTTTGACCCTTATCAAGAGTGTATTCATCGGTAATATCCTGATAATTACCTTCAACAATAACTTGAACAGTTGTCTTAATATTCGACTCTTGGAAAGTTACAGTTTCGCCAACACTAAACCTATTGTCGTTAAGATAGACTATTTCAACTTTTGTTCCATTTACCCTTGTTACTATCTGTGCTTTAGCACCATCTTCACCGATGATTACTTCACCAAGAACTGATGCAGTATTCAAGTTAAAACCAGAGGGAACTTCGATGGCATCCAAAACAGGTGCTACAGTTCCTCTTGCCTCATAAACTGCAAGAACATCGACAACATCTGGGAAGTTGAGTGAAATTTCTTCATCCTCAACTCTCATACCATAGAAACTTGCTTGGGTAAGACCTGAGGTATTATTTGTTGAAGAAGTTTTGGACTTATCAACAGTTACCTTTTCACTTCTTACAAGTTCTTTCTGTTTGCTCTGAATAGAGTTCTTTTGTACAGTGTAGTTTAGAGCAACATTGGCGCTTTGATTTGGTGTAAGACCTCCAATTAAAAGGAGTTGTCCTCCATTAGTTACTTGTACCTGATCTGAGGTCAGATCTTCAATAGTTCCATCACCGTAAACAACGGAATATCTTTCAGCATCAAATGGCAAATATAGTGCGCTACTGATACCTGTATTATTAATGTTGACAGATAGGACTCCTTGAGAATCAGTTGATCTTGATGCTACTTGACCAGTGACGATCAAACTTGATGAACCAAGATTTACAGATGCAACATTAGGTTCATCAAGTCTTGCATAAAGTCCACCACCTTCTTCGATGACAGGCAACATCAACTTAATGGTGTGCTCACCATTAACTCTACCACCCTCACAAACATTGGTTATATCTTCAACGTCAGCAACAGTTGCTGATTTGAGACTATCATTAATAACAGTAACCCTATTGAAAATGGGAACATTATTTGTTCCTGACTGATATGAAATAATATCACCTACTTTCAGTCCTTGAAGAGATCTTGAACTTGAAAGAGTTGTTCCGTTGATATCAACTTTATCAGTAAGACTGAAACCTGGAATTGCGTGCTCTTTGAGAACAGTGTCTGCAGCAAAGTCGCCATCCAAGGTGCTTCCAGGAACAGCAGTGGAATTTTGGAATAATGACTTAACGTCTCTTATACTATGCTCATCAATAGACTTAATAGTTCTAGGAGCTTCACGAGTTCCATTGATTTCAATTGCTTCACCTCTGATGAATGTTCCAGAGGTTTGTGTAAGACTGAAAATAGAATTTGAGGCACCAGCAGCAGTAGCGTATCCAGATGCTCCACTACTTACACCTTTAACATAAGAACCAATAGGAAGTTGTGCGTTTGAAAGGTTTTGGTTTACTGTGATAGTTGTAAATGTTTGAATGTCAAACAGATACAGATCCCACTCAGTGCTATCATCACTGTAAGTTGCATCTGTGAGACTAAAACTATAAACTCTTGCTCTACCAATTGCAGGTGTTAAAACAGTGCTTTGATCGACAGTTCCAGCAGGAAGTCTTTCATCATGCAAATCAACAGTGTTATCAACGTTATTAACACCAATAAATGGGCAACCTTGAACATTGTTAACTCTTAACTTAGTTCCCAACTCAAATGGGACAGAGGCGGACTCAATTGTTCCTTTGTCTCTAGGTTTTTCTACGTCAATATTTGTATTTGATATTGTTTCAATATCATATCCTCGTACATATGCCTTTCCAGGAGAAACCTGGACAGTCATCAAATCATCGGTTGGAGTATTACCTTGATCGGTAGTCTGATCATCAAAGTAAATACCCTCATTAGACTCTCTATCGTTGAGAGTTTCTTTTACTTCAATGTCATAGTTTCCAATAGAATAATCACCAGACTCTTCGAAAGTTCTCTTTGCAAAGTAGTCTTTGATGATGCTATAGGTTGACTTATTCTGAAGTTTCTTTATCTCACCATTTTCAACTCTAAGAATCTCAACGAAGGTCTTATCATCATAGTCTTTGAGAGACTTCTTAGAAAGTGTAAGACTAATTTTAAGTCTATCTGCACCAGGGGCAGCAAAGTTTGAGAAACCCTTAGCATTATCATATAAAGAGTCATCCTCTTTTGCTGAGATGACTTCTTCAAGTATAGTTAAACCGACACGATACGAAGGAGTATTAGTGTATGGGTCTAATACAATTTTTTGTGTGGCAACATCAACAAATGTGCCTCTAATAAAGAATACACCTTCACCAATAGAAGCTGCAGTTCCTACTGAAGTTGCATTCTCTGAAACTAAAGTTGCTACAGTGTCTCCAGCATCGATAGAGGTATTGCCATATGTAAAACCTTCTTCAACAATAAGAACTTCACCATCGGAGAAAGTTCCTTGTTCACCATCTTCTCCACCTCTGCCATATTTCACAAACAGAGTGAGGTCATCAATGTCGGAAGACATTGTTGATGTAAGATACTTATCGACTACAGCAACTACACCTGAAGTTTGTCCTCTTAACTTCTTACCAACTAACTTATCAGCATATACAGAAACGTCAATGCCAAGGTGATCGGCATTGACTCTTACAGATGGATATTCCCCGTCAAAGTTTACATTTCCAGGGATCACCATCGATCCCTCTTTGAATATATGACTTCCGAACTTCTCAACCTGATTCTGGAGTATAGACTGTAACGTCGTTAACTCCCTAGCCTGGATAGGGAATCCTGGTTTGAATAATACTTTGTAGAAATTATCGTCCTTATCGAAATCATCAAAATAAGGATTGATATTTAAGTTAGTCTTCTGTGGCATTAGAATTCCAGGATAATTTTAACGTCTTCTTTTTGTCTAGAATTTCTAGTAATCAATGGTCGATTGTCAAGATATACAATATCTCCCGACTTTTTATTTATCTCAGGACTAGCAACCCCGTTTGTAAACTGAGTTCCAAGCGAAATAATTTTTGTTCCAGTAGGATTCGTTGTGACACCAGTAAAACCAGTCTCAATAGAACCTGAGAAACCACCAGTTGTAGTTACTGGGTTTGAGTTTGACTCAAACGAATACAGTCTGGCGTTCGTTGATACTCCAACATAGTCAAGAGTATCAAACGAAGTTTGATTTATCTGTGTTGAACGGTCTTGAACATACTTGAGAACCTTGGTCTCAGCGTCATATGATACGACGTAACCTCTAGCAGTTCCTCCAGTAACAACTTGAAATACCCTCTCACCTATAACTGGTGTACCAGTATTTGATGAGAACTTGATAGCACCAGCAGAGGAGAACTGGTTTTCGGTGAATAATGATGTTGAACCAAAAGAGGTTGGGTTTTTAACAATACCGATCTGTGAGAAACTTGTATCTATTGGGAAGTCTCTGGTTGAATCGTCAAAGCGAGCATAAACAAGAACACGATCAGAACCTAGTTCATTATAAACATCATATCCATGACCTCTTGAAGGAGGAATGATAGGAATCAAGTTTGCCTTGGTTGAAGAACTAGCATTCAGAGAACCTAAGTCAACCATGCCATAGGTGTATCCTTTACCACCAGCAGAAACTACTGCATTAGTGATCTTTCCATTTACAACATCAACAACAACTTTTCCACCTTCACCATCACCAAGAATATTAACTTCTTGTCCTACACCGTTTGCATAACCAACACCTTGGTTATCGATGTATATTTTCTTAATTTGGTTATCATTTACATTAGAGTCACCATTCTCACGAACAGCAACAACCTGTGCATTTGTTGAAGTTGACCAGTTATTATCAAGAGCAATGAAGTCTGTTGAGTCAAACTTGATAATATCGCTAGGGGCAACTGTAAAAAGATATTTCCAAATATAACCATCTCCACTAACACCTGCCTTGGATGGCTCAAGGTCGGTGAAAGTTGGTTCATCTAAAGATGCATTACCAGTTGTATTGATACCAGATGAACCGTTATCAATACAAACGTAGACTTTGAACTCACTATTCATTACATAGTAGTTCGCATCATAAAGTCTTGAAGAGTTGGTAATAGGTGATGGGTTCGTCAAACTATAGTCATGACGATACATCTCATATTTTGTCCCTTTGGACCACTCAATCTTTCTTATCAGTCTTCTAACATTTGAAGATGTTACCTTTCTTCCGAAAGAAATATTATCGCTTACGAAATTCTGATAATCAGTGTTATCTGTAGGAACTGGAGTATTGTTATCCCAGTTAGATACACGCCCAAAACCAGATGTCGTAGGGTTCGACAAACCTACGAAAACATAATATGAATTAGAAGTACTAGTTACGGAGTCAACAAAATTGCTCGCATTTAATATTCTAAACTGATCTGTGACAATTGCCGCCATCGTGCTAGCTTTTTTCTATATTTATAAACCTGCTCCACCAGTTTGTTTAAACCCAGTGCCTCTTCTTTGAATGGTTGGGAATGTTGACAAACCAGAATCAACAGTCAAACCTGTAACTCCGATGGAAACTGGTGTTGAACTTCTAGAGAAACCAGAAATTCTTCCCCACGAAACACGTCCACATGGTTCAGACGTTGTTCCAGAAACATTGAAGTTACTTAAGTTTGTTGTAGAGAGAACGTTGCAGGTTAGAATACCATTGTTAGCAACATTAGAAACTTGATGAACAATGTAAACGTTGTCTGCAAATGTAGTTCCAACACCAACTGTGGATGTATCGTTTCCATCAACAGAAACAACTCCATGCCCAGAACGTGTTCCATTAACGAATACTGGATATCCAGCATTCAAACCTGCCCATGTTGAGGAGTTGACGTGGAACTCTAATGCAAGTGGATGACCACCAGTTCCAGCAGTGCTACGTACACCTGTAATAATACCAACCCATCCTTCAACAGTATCTGCATTCAAGACATTTTCATATCTTACTGCTGTGGTGTCTGCAATAACTTGTGGAGGAGCACTGTGAGTATATCCAAAACCAGCGTTAGCAATAGTGGCACCACCAACAACCAGTGAACCATTTACAACAGCAACAGTTGCTTCAGCAGTAGTTCCAATACCAACACCTATTGCTTTTGGTGCAGAAAGTCTGACAACTGCATTTGGAGTGAGATATCCAGAACCACCATCAACCACTGTGATATCTGTAATAGTTCCATTAGCACCTACAGTGGCAGTCAGGGCAGCAGCAACAGGATCTGTGTTGTTTGCAACAATAACACCATCTACATCAATTGGAGTGCTTTGCTCATAGTCAAAGAACTGTGCGTTATCGACAAATATCTCAGTATCGGTTAAAGAAACATCACCAATAATACGTGAAGTTGGGAATACCATTGGTTCAATAGAGTCTCTGTTTTTATAAACGAGATCTCCACTGATATTTCTATCAACCTTTTGCTTAGTCCAACTAATTGGTTTGAAGTTGATCTCATCAATACCAAGACCAGCATAGAGGTTAGTTTCAATCTTATCTGAAGATGAAAGATCGTAGATAACTCTTGGCTCTTGCTCAACTGTATTTGGATTATTGATATTCTTATAGAGTTTCAGGGTATCACCACGTTTTACAGTTTCTACAATATTGACACTGAAACTATCTGTTCCTCTTGTTCCTCTGTAGAAGAAAATGTCAACATCTTCATCGGCATCGGGTGGTTCAGTGAATACCATCGACGTACCACCAGTGAAGTTATAGTGCTTTCCAGGTTCTTGGATAACACCATTTACAAATACCAGGAGAATAGCATTTAGATCAATTTCAAGTGAGTCGGTATTGTTTTCATCAAGTTCGAAACTTCTCAGTTCACCTCTGTAGAAGAGAGGGAAGCGAGTTCTAGTTCCATTTTGATAGGCTTTGATAGAGTCAATGTAATCCAGTTCACCAAACTGCCAGGCAGCAAAGGAGTCATTGAAGACTTCAGTGATGGTGAGTTCAAAGTCGGTCATCGCTGCGATGCCCCTGTCAGTTACCATACCAACTGGTTTAATAACATCACCTTCACGGAAACCGTATCCAGGTCTTGTAATCTTAAAGTCCTTAACTTCAAATAGTGTAGAACCAATACCGGTTACAGAAGTTGGACCAACTATCAAGTTGACCAGTAAGTTCTCACCAACTTCTGTTGTAGCACCAAGTCCAGGTCTAGAGACTCCTACAAACTCAAGGTTTTCATATGATGGTTGTGGAACTGAAATTGTTGGATTAGTATATCCAGTGCCACCAGAGTTAACGGTAAAGGAGAGAGTTCCACCTGCTCCAACTGTTGCAGTAACATCTGCACCGTGACCATTTGTATCAGT